TGCTGGAATACTGCTACGCCATCTGCGGGAAGTACAGCGAGGCCAGCGCCGCGCTGGCTGCGGAGATGTATGACGCGCTGGCTGCCCTCTCCGGCGCAGCGGTCCCCCCTGCCCTGCCGGCTCCGGTGCCGGAGATGAGCGAGGTGGCCAAGGCCGTCGTCGGGACCATGAAGACCGGGAACGAGGAGATCATCTCCTCGGCCATCGGCCGCCTGGTGAAGCAGACCGGCGTGGACACCACGATGCAGAACGCCCTCCGGGACGGCGCCGAGTGGGCCTGGATCCCTTCCGGCGACACCTGCGCCTTCTGCATCACCCTGGCATCAAGAGGCTGGCAGGAGGCCAGCAAAAAAGCCATCAAGAACGGACACGCGGAGCACATCCACGCCAACTGCGACTGCACCTACGCGGTGCGCTTCGACGGCCGGAGCAACGTGGCCGGCTATGACCCGGACAAATACCTCGAGATGTACAACGACGCCAGCCGGAGCCACGACCCCACCGAGAAGATCAACGCCATGCGGCGGGAGTTCTATGAGCAGAACAAAGAGGAAATCAACGACCAGAAGCGCAGCGCCTACGAAAAACGGAAAGAGCGCGAGAGCTCGGCAGCTGAGGAAACCGACGTATGAAGATCCTGATCCACGCCTGCCCGAAGCGGCTGTGGTACGTGGAAGACTTCCTGATTTCGAATCTCCTGGACCAGGGCGCCGACTCTGCGGCCATCTGGATCGATGACACAGGACTCGGCAACCTGGCCTCCTGTATGGAGAGCTTCCGACAGATCCGCGGCCACGGAGGGACCTGGCACCTCCAGGACGACGTCCTCCCCTGCCGGGACTTTGTGGCACGCTGCCGGGAATACGAAAGCGACGGCGTCGTCTACGGGTTCACCTGCGGCGCTTTCGGCGACGACCTGAGCCAGACCGGCCGCGTCTACGCGCCGGACGTCTGGCACAGCTTCCAGTGCGTCCGGATCCCTGACGAATACGCCAGAGAATGCGCGGAGTGGTACTTCTCCGGAGCATGGAAAGCCGACGCGGATCCGGATCTCTTCGCCCTGCAGGAACTGAACCAGGGCGACGACAGCTTCTTCCGGACATTCCTCCAGGTCCGGCACGGCCGGGAGCGGTTCACCAATGCCGCCCCGAATCTGGTGGAGCATGTGGACTGGCTGATCGGAGGCTCGATTCTGAGCCCCTGGCGGGCCTTTGTGGCGCGATCTGCCCTCTGGGATGACCACGGCGAGGTGGATGACCTAAAACGCGAAATCAGGCGCCTGTGAGCGCGTGATGATAAATCAGAGCGGGAGCTCGTAAAACATCCAACCTGCAGCGGAGGCGACCCGCGTCAACAAAGCGTAGCAGAGAAAGAAAGGATCCAAATGAAACGCACAGACATCACAGACCTGTTTCCCGATGCCCCGAAGGAGGCCATCGACAAGCTCCTGAACATCAACGGCGCGGACGTCAACGCCGCAAAGACGGAGCTGGACAGCCTCCGGCAGCAGCTGGCCGCGGCCCAGGAGAAAAAGGACAGCGACGAGCTGAAACAGGCGCAGCAGCAGATCAGCCAGCTCCAGAAAGAGCTGGACGGCATGAAGGCCGCCGAGACCATCCGCCTGACGCGGGAAAAGGTGGCCGGAGAAAAGCAGGTCCCCGTGCATTTGCTGACCGGGGAAACGGAGGAGGCCTGTGCGAAACAGGCGGACGAGCTCCTCGCCTACGTCAAGAGCAGTAAAGCCTATCCGGCACTGCCGGACGGAGGCGAACCCGCAAGACCCACCGCAGCAACTCCCCGGAAAAAGTTCGAGGAGTGGCTAAAACAAACTTAAAAACAAAGGAGATTATTCATCATGGCTGGAATCGACACCAACAGAACCACCATCGCACTCCCTGCAGAAGTCTCACGCGAGATCCTGCAGAAAACCCAGCAGGCCAGCGCCGTCATGACGCTGGGCCGCCAGGTTGCCCTGCCCGGCCGCGGCACCGTGATCCCCGTTATCACTTCCGACCCCTCCGCCAGCTGGGTGACCGAGACCAACGAAAAACCCGTCAGCAATCCGGGCCTGAGCACCAAAAACATGCAGGCCTATCAGCTGGCCGTCATCGTCCCCTTCTCCAAGCAGTTCCGGCGCGACGCTGACGCGCTTTACAACGCCATCGTCGAGCGTCTGCCCCTGGCACTGGCCCAGAAATTCGACGCCACCGCCGTGGGTGCTGTAGAGGCTCCGGGCGAGAACTTTGACACCTTCGCCAATGCTACCTCTCAGAATCTCGTCCCCGGCGCCAATGAGACCGTCTACGGAAACCTTGTGGCCGCCTACGCGGACATTGCTGCACACGGCGGCATAATGGACGGCATCGCCATCAGCCCGGTGGGCATGGGCCTCCTCCTGGGCGCCACCGGCACCGACAACCGTCCGATCTTCAACAGCGCAGCCGACGCCGCGATCGCTAGGATCCTCGGCGCCCGCAATGTTGAGAGCCGCGGCATGTACAAAGCCGGCACTGCCGGCGTCGGCACCGCAGCCGGCACTCCCGCCATCGTCGGCGTGGCCGGCGACTGGAGCCAGGCCCTGTGGGGCACCGTGGGCGGCGTTGAGATCTCCATCTCCGAAGAGTCCACTCTCACCATCGGGACCCAGCAGATCAACCTGTGGCAGCGCAACATGTTCGCGGTCCGCGCCGAAATCGAGGTCGGCTTCCGCGCTGACGTGAACTGCTTCAACCTGCTGCTCGGCGCCACCCCGACCGCATGATCTGCCTGACCAGACCGGACGGCGGCCAGACATGGGTGCACGAGTCCCGTCTGGACGAATACCTGGGGAGGGGCTATCGCTTCCCCTCCCCGCCCCAGGCGGAACCTGCAGCCGGAAAGCCGGCAGCCGCACCGAAGAAAACCACCAGGCGCAGCAGCAAAACGAAATGAGGTGAACCCATGGCCTACGCAACTGTGCAAGACGTGCAGCAGAGAATGCTCCGGACCCTGACGGAGGACGAGCAGGAAGTCTGCACGAGCCTCCTGGCGGACGCCGCGGCGCTGATCGACGCGGTGGCCATCGGGGCGGAGGAGATCGTCAAGAAGATCGTCTCCTGCCGGATGGTCATCCGGGCCCTGGGCGACGGATCCACCTCCGGCGTCCCTCTGGGCGCCACCCAGGGAAGCCAGTCCGCGCTGGGCTATTCTCAGAGCTGGACCATCGGAGCCGGCGGCGGCGCCGGGGAGCTCTACCTCTCGAAGGTCGACCGCCAGTACCTCGGCAAGAGCAACCAGATCGGCAGCTACAGCCCACTGGAGGCGCTGACAACGGAGGGCAGCCTATGACCGGGATCACCGTGACCCTCTACGAGAAAACGCAGACCGGCGTGGACGCGCTGAACGACCCCGTCTACACCCTGACCCCGGTGGACGTGGACAACGTCCTGGTGGGGCAGCCGGAGACCGACGACGTGACGGACAGCATCAGCCTCTACGGCAAGCGCATCGCCTACTGGCTGGGCCTGCCGAAGGGCGACAGCCACAACTGGACCGACACCACGGTGGAGATCTGGGGAGAACCTTTCCGGACCTTCGGCGACGTGGTGCAGGGCATCGAGGCCAACGTCCCGACCGCCTGGCACAAGAAAGTGAGGGTGGAGCGCTGTGAGTAAAAATTTCAAGCTGAACCTGCCCGGGCTGAATGAATTAATGAAATCCGGAGCGATGCAATCCATTCTGAACAACGCCGCGGGCCAGATCGCCGGCAATGCCGGGGAAGGCTATGAAGTGGAGAGCGCCCACCCCATTGGCTTCGTCGCCATCGCCTCCGTCAAGGCTGCGACCTTCAAGGCCAGACGGGACGACCAGAAAAACAAGACCCTGCTGAAGGCCGCCGGAGGTGTGCATCTATGACCATCGAGACCTTCGTCATCAACGCCCTGAACGAGGCGCTGTCCGTCTTCTGCTACGGAAGCGAGCCGAGCCCCATGCCGGACAGCTTCGTCACGGTGGAGCAGACCGGCAGCCGGATCACCGACCGGCTGAAGTCCGCCACCATCGTGGTGGATAGCTGGGCGCCCTCCAGGGCGGAGGCCATGGCGCTCAACCAGACCGTGGAGGCCGCTATGGCGGACCTGGCCGAGAGTCCGGAGATCAGCCGGTGCGCCCTGAATACCAGCTACAACTACCCGGACGAAGAACGGAAGCGGCCCAGATATCAGGCCGTCTTCGAGATCGTCCACTACCTCTAACAACCGACAACCACCGAAAGGAGAAACAATATGCCTAATGTTGCCAATGTTTCCGCCGGCCAGCCGAAGGTGGCGGGAGCTGTCTTCCGGGCACCCACCGGCACCACCCTGCCGACGGACGCCTCCACTGCGCTGAATTCCGCGTTTTTGGACCTCGGCTACGTCAGCGAGGACGGCGTGACCAACAACAACAGCGCGGAATCTGATAACGTCAAGGCCTGGGGCGGCGACACCGTCCTGGTGCTGCAGACCGAGAAGCCGGACGAATGGACCCTGACCCTGATCGAGGCCATGAGCCAGAACGTGCTGAAGACCGTCTACGGCGACGCCAACGTCACCGTGGGCACCGGCGGGCTTATCACCGTGCAGGCCAAGGCAGACCAGCTGGCGGACAACAGCTACGTCATCGACATGAAGCTCAAGGGCGGCGCCATGAAGCGGGTGGTGATCCCCAACGGATCCCTGAGCAAGCTGGGCGAGATCGTCTACAAGGACGACGAGCCCATCGGCTACAAGATCACGCTGCAGGCCCTGCCGGACGCCAACGGCGTGACCCATTACGAGTACATCCTGCCCAGCGCATAACACCATGGAGGGCGAGGCATGAAGACTGGCACCACATCAACGGGCTTTCACTACGAGTTTGACGAGCAGCGGGCGGACGACATCCGCCTGGTGGAGCTCATCGCGGACACCCTGAGCGACGAGGTCCGGGAGTTTGACAAAATCCTGGCCGCGTCGAAGATCCTGACCATGCTCCTGGGCGAAGAGCAGAAGAAGGCGCTTTACGCCCACATCGGCCAGAACCACGAGGGCGGGCGGGTCCCCTACCTGGACCTGCACCTGGCCCTTCAGGAGATCATGCAGGGCGGCGGAGAAAGCCTAAAAAACTGATCGGCCTCGCCCGCATGGTTGGCCTCGACGAGGGAGCGCTCATCTGCGACTTCGCCGAGACCTACCATGTTTTTGACTGGCGTGGTCTGCCGGTGAGACTGGCGGCCACGCTGGCCATGGGGCTGGGGCCGAAATCTCGAATTATGA